CGAGGTGATCCTGCGGGGGCCTGGGCTCACCGGCACCGATGAGATTTATGTCGGGATGAAATCGTTTTCGGATGCCGGGGCGGACTACTACAACTGGGTGCTGTCGGCCTTCTCTGGTTTTGACGCCGGACTGACATTCGAGGCCCAGCCCATGGCTCACCACACGGGCTGGGGAGCCAACCAGAGCGGGCCCATCCTCACCCTGCAGAACGCCAGCATGCGCTACTGGATGGCCGCCACGGGCCGCTGGATCTATCTGGTGGTGCAGGTCGGGACGGTGTATGTGCCCGCCATCCTGGGCTTCGCCCTCACGCCCTACGCGAGCCCTGGGCAGTGGCCCTATCCGATGGTCCTCGGCGCGAACATGGCCTGGGCGGGCGCCGTCACCCTGGCTGGGAACACCAGCTTGCGCTGGAGCTACACCGGGAACGAAAACCGCGCCTGGTTCAATTCCGGCAGCGGAGCTGCCCGGGCGGCGCAGCTGCGGGTGCGGCTGAACGATGGCACCTGGTGGGGTTTTGGGCCCTCCTACACCGCAGGCCAGGGCGCGATCTACCCGGTCGCCAACGGCGCCGCCGATCTGCGACCCAACCTGGACGGCACCTACCAGCGCCTGCCCCTGATCCTCAGCCGGGCTGCGGCCTCAGGCGAATCAGACGTGCTGGGCCAGTTCGACCAGGTCAACTGGGTGACAGGCCATGCCAACGCCGCCGAAAACACCCTCACCGAGGGCGCTGATACATGGCTGGTGGTTCCCAATGTCTTCCGCAGCACCAAGGTGGACTACGCCGCCTTCAAGCTCGCCTGAGGTGACGCATGGCCTATGAGATCGGCACCTGGTTGAACCCTTCCGACGGCCTGGACAAGATCCGGGTCTTCCTGATCGCCCAGGGTTGGACGGTGGATGCCTTCACGGTGGAGGCCCCCGGCAAGCGGCTGCACATGCACAAGGGCGGTTTCTACCTCAACGCCAAGAGCGCCGACAGCACCGCTTCGAATATCTGGCATGAGGGCTCGGTCGGCATCCAGATCGGATTCAACGTCGGCACGGGTTATTCACCGGCATCGATCTGGCGAGATCAGCCCGGTGTGGTGAAGGTCGTCGCTGGGAGCGCAATTGGTGGCGCGCTGCAGCTGCCTGCTGGAGCTGTCACCTCGTACCGGTTGGACTACGACGACACCTACAAGGCCTTGGTGATCTATGTTCAGACCCAGCCTGGCGTCTGGCGTTGGGGGGGCTTTGGGGAGTCGCTCATCAAGGCCGGCGCTTGGACCGGCGGGGCCTGGCTGGCAGCATCCTCCGACTACTACCGGGTGGGGGGCATCAGTGGAGAGGGGCACACCAACGCCACACCGGCATTCGTTTTCGGGGCGAACAGCGATGCGACTGACCTAAAACCCTTGGTCTTCGTGCGGGCCGATGTCGACGCCTTCACGGGTAGTTGGGTCGGGGGTGGCGCCAGTGTCACCACGGGGAAGGGTGGAGATACAAACATCAAGGGCTACTCAGAGGTGAGTGGCAATGCACCCAGCCTTACCGCCCTCCAGGATCGCTCTCGCAACAGCCTTAATAGCTTGTCGGTGCTGCTGCCGGTGCAGGTTTTCGCCGCTCGTGACGCGGGCGGCATGAGTCTGCTGGGGACGTTGCCGAATGTGTACGCCACCAACATCAGTGGCATGGTGCCGGGCCAGCCCTACCAGCAGGGGGCCGACTGGTTCGTCCCCTTCCCGGGCAACACCGCGAGCCGCGGCACAGTTATCAGGCAGGTCTAACTGATGGTCGCCTTGCCCTCTGTGGCCCCCCAAGACTTCGGGGCAACCCTTGAGGGCCCCGGCGTCAGCTCCTCGCTGAGCCAGGGCGTGGCGGCCTGGGGCGTGGTGGCGCTTGCGTCGGCCGGGGCGTCCTTGCCTCGGGCCACGGCGGGGCCGCTGACGGTGGCGCATTGGCCCGTGCCCAGTCTGGGGACCTTGTCCTACCGGGATCTGCTCTACGGGCACATCCACCTCTTCCCCACGGCCTTCGCGCTGGGCAACCTCCTGGACAGCCAGCTCCGCCAGGTCGAGGTCTGGAACGCCCGGGCGGATGCCCAGCTGCTGAGTGCGATCCAGGCTGAGAACCCGGATGGCACCGTGGTCTCCGGGGCCGCCATGCCCCCCGCCAGCTTCGGCCCCCTGGAGAGCCGCTGGTATGACGTGTCCATCAGTGTGGCGGGCAGCGCGGCGCTGAATGCGGTGTTCACCTGGCAGTTCCCCGCCGAGCAGCCCACGCTCACGGTGACGGCGGCCCGCATCGTGGCCATGACGTTCGATCCGGACTGGTCAGAGCCGCCCGAGGAGCAGCTCACCTGGAAGACCGACGTGATGCGGGCCTACGAAGGGCAGGAGCAGCGGGTCCAGCTGATGGGGAAGCCGCGCCGCAATCTCGCCTTCAGCTACCTGTTGGAGGATGCCCAGCAGGGCTCACGGTTGCAGAGCTTGGTCTGGGGCTGGCAGCAGCGCACCTTCGCGGTGCCGGTGTGGATGGATCAGGCGTGGCTGGCGGCGGACCTGGTGGCGGGTGCCACGGCCATCCCCTACGCTACGGCCTACCGGGACATCGCGGCCGATCAGCCGTTGCTGCTCTGGGCTGACCCGGCCACCTGGGAGATCGTGGAGGTGGGCAGTTTCACTGCCTCGCTGCTGCAGCTCAAGCAGCCCACCAAGGCGACCTGGCCCGCGGGCACCCGGGTGGTGCCCATGCGGCTGGGGCACATGCCGCGGTCGCTGGAGTGGCGGCGCTTCAACACCCAGCTGGCAGGCGTGCGGGTGGAATGGTCGCTGGATCCAGCCACGGGCATCGGCGCCAACCGCCTGCTGGCCAGCGGTCTCACGGTCTACCAGGGCTACGAGGTGCTGACGGAGGAGCCGGACTGGAGCCTGGAGCTGGGCGAAACGGCGGATCGTGACATGGATCCGGTGGATTTCGAGACGGGCATCGTGGCCTACGACACCCACACCTCGGCGCCGGAGTTCAGCCGCCCCTTCCACTGGCTGATCCAGGGCCGCGATGCCATCAGCCGGTTCCTGGATTTCCTGGAGGACCACAAGGGCCGCCTGGTGCCGTTCTGGTTGCCCACCAACGCCCGGGACGTCGAGCAGAGCCAGGACGCCGGGGCGGCTGACACCACCATCCAGATCAAGGACATCCACTACTCGGCCTACCTCGCGCAGCACGCGCTCAGGCGCGACCTGGCCTTCTTCCCAGCTGCGGGTGGCGCCCCTGTATTGCGACGCATCACAGGCTCGGCGCCTGGCGCGGCGGGAACCGAGTGGCTCACCCTGGATCAATCCTTCGGCCAGGTGCGCACGGCCGCGGACTGGCGCTGCATCAGCTACCTGGCCTTCGTCCGGATGGACCAGGACAGCCTCCGCATGGTGTGGGAGACGGACGACCTGCTGCGGGCTAGTTTCCGCGTGAAGGAGATCCTGCTGTGAGCCTGTCTGCACGCGAGCTTTCGACGCATGACGGCGCTCCGGTCGAGTTCTACCAGTTCGTGCGCGGAGGGCGGCGCTGGCTCTACACCAGCGATGCCGAGGCGGTGACCACCGCCGCCGGCACCTTCACGCCCCAGCCCATCCGCCGCAACGCGCCCAGCATGGGCAAAGAGGAGAAGCACTCCACCCTGCAGCTCGATGTGCCAAGGGACTTCCCCATTGCGATGCTCTTTCAGGCTGGTGCGCCTGGAAGCCCGATCTGGGTGTCGGTGGGGCGCCTGCACCGTGGAGAGACTGACATCGAGTGGATCTGGCTTGGTAAGGTGCGGGGGGTGAGCTGGACGGGTTCCCGCGCCAAGCTGCAGTGCGACCCCATGGACAAGGCCCTGGGCCGGGCCACGCTGCGTATGTCCTACGGCTACAGCTGCGGGCTGAGGCTCTACAGCCCGGCCTGCGGGGCATCGGAGGCGGGGTGGACTTCCGACGCCGTGATCACGGCCCTCAGCCCGGACGGCTGGTGGCTGCGCGGCGAGGTCTATCACGCCGGCCTGGATGCCCGCCAGGAAATCGTGGGACATACCGGCACGTCGGTGGTGCTGCGGTTCCCGCTGCCTGGCCTGAAGGTCGGCGACCCGGTCCAGGTGGTGCGGGGGTGTGACCACGTCTGGAAGCGTGCGGACGGCAGCTGGGGGGACTGCCACGCCGTCTTCAACAACGCGGCGAACTATGGCGGCGAACCCTTCGTGGGCGAGAAGAACCCCTTCACTGCAGGGTTGGACGGCTGATGGGCTTCTGGGCTCTCTTTGCCATGTGGGCGGCCAGCATGGTCGTGGGCGAACTGATGCGGCCCAAGCTCAAGGTCGAACATGCCAAGGCCGCGGGCACGGCGGATTTTGACTTCCCCACGGCCACGGAGGACCGCACCCAGAGCTACGTCTTTGGCACGGTGAAGTTGGAGAGCCCGAACGTGACCTGGTGGGGCGACCTCACCAACCGCCCCATTAAGAAGGCGGCGGGCAAGGGCGGATTCATGGGCTCGGGCCGCACGAACTGGCAGATCGTCGGGTACCGGTACTACGCTGGCATGAAGTTGAGCCTGTGCCGTGGCCCTGTCGAGCTGCTGGAGCTGCAGGCC